TTCCTTTCTCTCAAGAGACTACGAAATCTCAGGATGATGACATTGATAAAAGTAGAGGAAAAACACCAGGAGAGTTGGGAAGCAGAACAAACCCCGCAGTGTTGAGGGCTAGAGCTAGGCTTGCAGCCGCTAGACGATGAAGAAAATGGAACGACGAAAGTAATTTATGAAAAACTATAAAGTAAATAGGGAGACACCCCTACTGCCAGATCTGGATGAATCACCAAGCATTTTAAACATGTTTGATGAGGAAAATCCAGATATAAACTTGTTCAACTTCATTGATGACGAGCTTATAAGGCTGGGTGGTTCCGATTTACTCTACTTCAAATACATGCAATCTGAGTCCAATTACGATGATGTCTACATGGAAGAGAGAAATAAGCCTGTAGTATCTGAACCTGTAACAGTACATGGGCATTACGATCCTAAGGTACTTGAAGAAAATCTTACCGAGTTTGGTATTGAATTAACCAATGACCAGATGTTCGTATTTAATAAGAGCTATATAGAGACTAAGCTCTCAAGGCGACCAATCCCTGGAGATGTAATACAGCCTAAATTTCAGAATCAAAAATATGAGATATTCGAGGTCCAAGAGGATAGCTTTGAGATATATGGGGTGTACCACTTCTCGTGCTCTGCAAGGCTGCTCAGAGACTCGTCAGACGTTCAAGATACTCCTCTCCACAAGACTAGTAAAAGTCCAGGAGTGGCAAGCCTAGAGGACCTGGAGGAAGACTATGGTTGATTACGGGTACGACCAGAGGCCAGAATTACACACTTGGACAGATACTTCATCTTTAAGCTCAAATACTGGGTCTACGGACTGGGTTAGTAAAAATGATCCGATGCGGTGGGCTAAGGACTATATTGTCCGAGCCACTAATAAGAAAAATAAAATACCTCTTTTATACAGAGAACTATTAAAATTTCTTATTTCTAAATTAGGAAGTCTTGCTTACATAGATAGTGAAAACAATATAAGGGATATTAAGTGCATTCATGCAAATCCAGAAAGAACGATAGCCAAGCTGACTCAGGAGAATAATATAATTCTTCCAATCGTATCTATTAACCAAACTACGAGTGATGAGGATGCAGAGCGAAGAAGACCTGATAACCTTATTGTAATGGATAAGGTGTGGGATGATTCTCAGCACAGAGCTTTAAGGGTAGTAAGTTTAGTTCCAAAGGCTATAACTGTGTCTTACGGGATAAATGTATGGACTAAGTATAAAGCGGATAATGATCAAGTAGCAGAGCAGATTAGGCTGATGTTTAACCCTTCTACTACACTACAAGCAGGTACTAGAGATGCGGGAATAGCCTTCCTTTCTGGGGAATCGGACAGCTCTACACTAAGTCCAGGGGATAAGGAGGAGAGGGTTATTAAGAAGACTTTTGAGATAAAAGTTCAGACTTATATCCCAAATCCTAAGTTTTTAATAACATCCACGGGTCAAATAGAAGAATTTAAGACAGAATTTAAACTTAGTTAGAGAGTTCAGTATATTTTTAATCAAAAGTACCCGCAATAAAGGTACATATTATAGGAGTTCCTACATGAAAATAATTACAAATACAAGTTTGCAAACATGGACAATTCCATTGCAGACCGAGCAAGGGGTAGAGCACTTCCTGCTAAAACCAAACCAAAGCGTTGTTATACCTGCCAGTTATATGAGCAGCATTATAAAAAATCTTCATACAAGAAGATTAATTTCTATTTGCAACCAATCCTAAGGAGATAAAAAATGCCATCTTATGTAAGTCCAGGTGTATATGTCGTTGAGAAGGATATTTCAGACTATCCAGTAAGTATTAATTCGTCCGTTATCGGTATTGTTGGGTTTGCTTCTAAGGGACCCATTGCGGGTATTGATGGCGAGAGAGCCACTTTAGTTACAAGCCAGAATGATCTTATCCGTGTCTTTGGTGAGCCAAGTGAGGATATTACAGGACAAGCCCTTGAGGGGGCTTTGGAAGTTCTTGAAACTACTAACTCTATTAGATTTATTAGATGTGCTTCAGGTGCACTTCAATCATCTGCCGCTGTGCCTGTGGGTCTTTGTCCAGCATTCCATGTATCGGGTCGAGTAGATGATAGAATGATAACTTTGGGAACGGACGATGCCGCTGTTTCTTCTGTTAGATTGACTGCAACCGTTTGGGATAATACAGGAACCAAGATTCTAACCGATAAAGTAGTAACTATTCCAAGTGGTACTATAGGGGCATCATCTAGCTATAACTCTTCTGGTCATGCTAATACCGCAGCTTTGAAGAAAGTTTTAGGAGGGGGATTAGATTCTTCCAAGATTATAGCTACTGGTGGAACGGGGGCTGATGCCTCCGCATTTATCGTTGGTGCTGCTGCTGGTTCTGGTGCTTACATGGATCTTAAAGTTGAAATATACAATTCAGACTCTGCTAGTTGGGTAACGTGCTCGGCAGCCTTCACCCCTCTCAATGCGATAGGCGAAGGGTCAGCTGCTCCCACGGCTGCGTCTCTAGGTCAGGGAGCTTTGAATGGAGCCGCTACTGCGGTGAGAACGCATGGAACCACGGCTGAAAGTACCCAAGAAGATGGTGTAGCTTTATTAGTACAAGGCTTATACCCTGGTAAAGGTTATGATGCTGGAACCAAGGATGATGGAACCACTAGTGGTCACAGTGTAGATGTGAATGTTAGAGGAGCAGCAAACTTTGAAGTTCAAGTTAATGATCAAGGAGTTGCTAGTGAAACCTTTAAGTGTTCCTTCCTGTCAGGTGAGCCTTTTATTGAAACCCAGATTGGTGCTACAGTAGCTACTAAAACTTCAGAGTGGATTGTTGGTAGAATGGGCGAAAATAAAAGTCTTACCGATTTTACAACAACTAAACTTTCTAACTTCTACGATAGATTGTCAACCCTCGGTAGTAGTACCATAAATGGTTGGCATGGAGCTGATAACAGTGTTGCTGATATGGCGGGGGGTAGATTTGCTAAGTTAGTTCAAGGAACTTACAGCCTAGCAGATGGAACTAACGGTATTGAAGATACGGATCCCGAGCTTGCTACTATACTTATTGGTGAGGAGAAATCTGACGGAGGTAAGACAGGTATGCAAGCTCTTGATGATGATCTTTTGAACATCTCTATAGCAATGTGTCCTCATGGAACAACTCCCATAGATTCAGTTCAAAATGCTTTAATCACTTTGGCTGAAGGAACCCAGAATTTCCTCGCATTAGTTGCTCCTCCATACGCTGTTGGTCGAGTTGGGGACGCTATTGAGTGGCATAATGGGTTAGATGACAACAGATCAGCAGCTATTAATAGTTCTTATGCTGCTTGCTACTGGCCTTGGTTAAAGGTCTTTAGTGTACATGATGGTGCTGACCGTTGGTACTCACCTGAGATCTTTGCGGCTAGACAGATGGCATTTACTGACAGTGTGGCAGATCCGTGGTTCGCACCCGCTGGTTATGTCAGAGGCAGATTGACCAAGCCTACTGACGTAGAGTTGGCGTTGAATCAAGGTGATAGAGACTCCCTATATAGTGGTGGAAATGTCATCAATCCAATTGTTAACTTTCCGCAACAGGGTATTACAATCTTTGGGCAGAGAACTACACAAAGAGACCCAACTGCACTTGATAGAGTTAACGTCAGACGCATGTTGATTGTTATTCGTAAGATGATCTTAGCTTCAACAAGACGCTTAGTCTTTGAACCAAATGATCAGTTTACTTGGTCAAGAGTTGAAGACTTAATTAATCCTATGTTGGATGACATTAAGCGTAGAAGAGGTATTACAGATTTTAGAGTAGTGTGTGATTCAACTACAAATACTCCTGTAAGAATTGATAGAAATGAAATGTGGACTAAGGTTATAATCAAGCCCACAAAAACAGCAGAGATGGTTGTGTTTGAAATTAATATAACTAATCAAACTGCTCAATTAGGAAAGATATAGGAGAATATAAATGGCTCACGGACCACTATACTCGGGTGCTAGTTTTGCGAGGGACACTGATCCTAACAACACAAATGGGCTTCCTGTTATATCAGAGGGGTTAAACTCAGTACGGACTTACTCATGGGAGTGTCACTTTACACTTCCTAACTTTAATGGTGAGGCTGGACCTGCGTTTGATACACCTCTGGTGTTGGCAGCTAAGTCTGTTGGAGAGGCTGGAATGTCAGTCGGTGATATTGAAGTACATCGTGTTAACGATAAGGTCTTCTATCCTGGCAAGCCAGTTCAAGATGACCTAACCATTACTTTTGATCACTTGTATAAAGATTCACCGTCTATTACGCTCTGGGAGTGGTTTAAAACCATTTATGACCCAATGACTGGGCAGATTATGAAGAATGTCGAGGGTGGTGTGGCAAATGATTTTAAAGCTAGAGAGGTAGAAGTACTTCAATTAGATAATAAAGGTCAGCCTATAAGTTCAACTAAGTTTTTCGGGGTATACCCAAAATCATGGAAAGCTGCTGAATATAAGTATGGAGCTGATGAGTTCCATACTGTTGCAATGACCTTCAAGTACGACTTCATGGATCATGGTTTTCATGGTCACGGTGGGGCGTTAGGACTGTAGTTTGAAAAACTAGATAGGTTAAGATATCAATAGGCCCAGCCTGGGATTTTCTGGGCTGGGCTTTTTCTATAATACAATACTATGAATTTTTATCATCAACTACTAGACAGTTATTCCCGTATAAAGAAGCGTAAGTTTTCTATAAGTATTCAGGAAGCATCCACGGGTAAGGCTAAGATCCAGCCATCTGATGAAGAGCTTACAGCTGCCGAGGGGGATGCGGTGACAGCAATAGAGAATGTGATGTCTACTGATAAACCTTATAATAGTGGAGAAGTTTCTATTGAAAAGAACTTAGAAACAACGCACGTTATTGCTAAGTTTCCTGGTATGTCGAACATCGACGGAATCAACTTTTTTGGTAATGATAACTTGCTCAATGTCACGAGAATTAAAGATATAGAAGAGAAAAATCAGGATGGGACCGTTAAAAAGACAGGCAACTGGGTAAAATTTATTAAGGCGTTTGCTGGTTTAAAAGCCCAGGAGAACCTACCAGGAGCAGGAGGGCAGGGAATAGAACGCCCTCCTGATCCCACAAAATTTCGTGGGGTGTATGCTGGGGAGCCTAAACTTGGTGAACTCACCAGGGTATTAGACGAGATCACAGGACTTGTTAAAGATGTAGCAGATCAGGCGAAGCCTGCGGATGAAGTTTATGTTAAAGGGAAAGAAGGTCACGAGCATTGGCACTATTTCCCTGAACAGTACGCAGTAGGAACCGCTGGTAGAAGTATAGAAGAGAAATTTTGTAATCTTAAAGGCATAATTGGCAATGATCCAGACGGGGATGGCAAGAATGACACATTTACAGTTGGAACTAAGGTTGAAGATCTGGAAGTAACGCTGTATGCACTAAACACTATAAAGACTATTTTAATGTTTGGAACTGGAAAAGCGAAGGGGACGAATCCCGAGGTCCAGGCGTGGTTGGAAGCGGAGGCATGTAAAACACTCTCTAATAATATAATAACAGAAAAGGGTGGGAATAATGGTCTCATACTTAAAGGAGCTGACGGTTCGGATAGTATTTATATGAGAACTCCAGGAAATCTTATAAATTACTCTTTAGAACGAGCTAGGGCAAACTGTGGTGAGAAGAACTGGGAAGTTGAATCCTTGGGCCAGCATATGGCTGCTGTTGAAGGGGCTGGTGAGATAAGTGATCTTATAGGAAAGCACAGAGAGAAGATTGGTGAAATTACTTCTGCTTTAGCAGCTATGGATGCTGCGGTTGCGGCTGGAGAGGCCGAAGGTGCAACGGAGGAGGAGATAGCGAGAGCCGAAGCGGTGCCAGCATTGAGAGAACAATATCAAAAAGAGGCGAATGAATGGGCCGAGAGCAAGGTAGCAAAATGGAGAGCGGCGGCTATAGCATTGCGGGGTGATCCCTACTTTAGAGGAGGTGACGCTAAGACTATGAGTGATTTTCATGACCATCTTACCGAAATGGGAAAAGGCAATGAGGCGGAGCTGAAAAAACTAATTAATTTCGTAGTTGAGAAAGATGCGGAGATGAAAGAAGCATTAGGATTGGGAGAGCTTACCTTCGGTATGCAGGTAGGTTACGATGTGGGCTCAGGAAAGAAAGCTGATTTTATTATGGGTTCGACGGTCTCGGCCACTGTTGAGGCTAAAGCTCATGAGTTGGGTGTCGATATGATATCTATGACACCCGAACAACTAAGAGAAAAAGCTCCTGATAAAAAGAAATATCCAGATGAACATGAAGCATTTCTTAAGAAAGTCAATTTGTTACTAGATATTCATGGTATCACGGACGACGACACTATTTATTTTATAAATATAAGTGAAAAGTTTTACAGGGACGCAGCATGTAATGGTTTTAAGGGTGGGGAGATAAAAGGAACAGACAGACTGTCAACGCAACATGCGGGGGTGGGTGATGAATTTGCTTGGCACCACCCCATGAGGGAGAGAATCTTTGGAGATGATGCAGCTGATGAGGCAATCGCCAACGTGAAAGGCGGTGATGAGGCTGCTAGGGAGAAGGCTGAGAAGGAGGCTCGAAATGCAGCAGCTTTAAAAGCTCATAAAGAAATAAAAGAGTACGACGGTGAACTCCAAACAATGAGAGGTAACGTAGATGCGCTTATCCCTATTGAGACTGAATCAACTCTGTTACAGGGTGGGACATTAGTAAATGCGGGGGAGATCGTTACAGCCCTATCAAAAGGTGCTGGAAAGAAGGGCTGGTCGCAGCGGAACATTGTCAAACACGATCCTGAAGCAGCAAAGGCAGCGGCAGATCGGGTTGCGGAGCAGCTTCCGAAAGCCCAGAAGAAGATGCAGGACAGCGAGGAGGCTGCGACCGAAGCGAAAGCTAAGGCTGAGACAGCATCTGAAAAGGAGAAAGAGGCAGCGACTAAGGCAGCGGAGAAGGCTAGAAAAGCAGCGGACAAAGCGGCGAAAGAACACGAGAGGTTGAATACACTATCACAGCAGATGGGGAAACCCGATCCAGCGTCAAGACCCAGAGGAGTAGTAAATAGCAATGGTGAAGTTTACAAAGTCGATACANAGCCTGAAAGAAGATTACTTAGCGAGAAAATAAAGTGTGAAGCTCAGATGGAAAAAGTAGCCAGAGACATAGCTGCTGATGGTACGCCTCCACCTGCTGGCCCTGCAAGAAAATGGTTAGCCCAAACTATCCAATTGGTTGCAGGGGCTGAAAATCAAGAACTAATTCATGTAATGAATAGTGGAAGGGGAACTCATGCCGTGATGAGTACTGGCGATATATATGATACTGTATGTAAAGCAATTCTAAATGGCGAGAAAGGATGGACAATAAGTACTGGATCAGCAGGAAGCTCCTCAGTTGGTATTGGAAGAACTATAAAAATAACGGGTCCTAATGGTGAATCACTTCGCTTATCGGGGAGTAGAGTTCGCAAGGGTGTTTCTACTACATGGGCGGTTCATATGAATGATGACATGGTACATCAACATAATAAATTTAGGAAAAAAGGTGAGACAGTAGAAGCCTCAAAGGACAGGGTTCTAGGGCTTGGAGCGCATGATGCTGAAGGGAATCTTAAAAAAGAAGCAGTGGATATGAGATCATTCCTTAATGCTCAATTGTCCATGATACAAGAACTACTTTCTGATTGATCCTTCTGGTAAGACCTCCTCATGCCAGTCTGAATCTGACCAATTCTTAAGTATTTCGTCAAATTGAAATATCTTATATCCTTCATTCATAGCGTTAAGTCTTGGTATACTAATATAATCTACCGTTCCTTCATAATCCCCTGTATAATTAAACCATTTTCTTCCTTTAATAATGGCTAATGTAGGTTGTCTGTCTTGCTTAAAGACTAACATGGGCAATTTTCCACATGCTCGTGCATCTTTTTCACATTTTTTCATGAAAATCCAGAAATCGCTCCTATTATTAAATAGGCTTGATATAGCTTGTTTATTGTATCCCTTTTTGCATTCTATGCAGTATATGAAGTTCTTAGGGGTTATCAAGTCTCCATAAATTTTAAGGTAATCAGGTAGGGTATGGGTAGTAGCAAAAGCACCAGATCCAGGACTTCTTGAAAATTCTTTAGTGTCGAATCTATCATTAAGTTGGTTAGCCACTTTTCTTTCAAAGGTACTGCCTTTGGTTCTGCTGTTGACCCTCTTCTTTTTCTTTCTTAACTTGGAAATATCATAATCATCTTGCATACTTTATCCCCCTTTAGTCTATAATAGGAAAACCAAATGAGTAACTTTAAGTTTAACCCCAATAATTGGAAAATCAAAGTCGTTAATAGGAATAGAGATAGAATGAAACTGTATATTAAATTAAATGCACAAGAAGCTGAAGCGTTCAAGAATTTTGCGGATGCAGTGAAACCGCCAGAGGCTACCCTTGATGATTTTTTGAAGGGTATCTTTTTTGCTGGTATAGAAAAGTTTGAAGAGAACCTAAACTCTAAGATTGTAGAGCACATTGAAAGTAATCGTGACCAGTACGAAGCTTCGGGCTTTACTTTTGATGAAGAGGGCAAGTTCACGGGGACTGAACCAGAAGAAAAAGGCACCGTGGAAACTATTGAATAATGAATCTTAAATTCTTAAAGTCTGAGAATCAACTTAATAAGGTCATTAAACGTCAGAAGCAAACAGGGTCCGTTGTTAGGATCCTATTTGTTTCTTTGTGGGATGAGTGGTCTAATAAGCTTGTTGATAAGTTAAAGAATAAGACTAATGGCAATGACGAGTTGTACGTTGTAAATAGCTTCTCAATGCCTCACTCTTTTGTAATTTATAAAACTCAGAAGGTGCCATGCCTTGTAACACTCGGTAAGGCTTACTCCCCAGCCGTTGTTGATGACTACCTGCCCTCTGTCTACAGCAACTTGGATATTTGATCCTTGTGAAGTTCAATGTAGTCGTTAATCTTTTCGCAATATCTTTTATTTTTTGTGTAGACTAACTTCAAATTGTTTACTATGATAGTGGTGAAGTAGTTAAATGCGCTTCCTTTTTTAGGCGAGAAGTTTTTTAAGGTCTTAAGTATAAGGAGGAAGCATTCTTGTTTAGCGTCCTCCGTGTCTACAGAAAATTTAAAACTGGCTATTATATTGGTAATTAAGGTATCAAATAATGCCATTAGTTCATCCTCATGAGCCGTCTTATCGGATAAGTATAATTTGATTACTTTTTCAAACCTTTTGTTGTCTATATAGAAATTAGCCATATACTATGATAGAGCCTAAAAAAGACTTAGGATCCTTATATTCTCAATGTAGCTCAGGGGAAAACCCCGCTTGTGAAGAGTGTTCAATCCTAAAGAGTTCTGTAGCAGTCCACTCTTTCATGGATTACGAGGAGTTGGAAGAGTGCGACACTCTGTTCTTATCTGATTCTCTAAAGTATAAGTTTGGGGAAGTGGTTCCTTTTGAGAAGGCAGAATACTCCTTATTGGAGAGGAGCCTTGACGCACCTTTTGTGGTTGCGTCCTCGGTAAAGTGTGTATCTGTACGAGAAGCAGATATGACCCCCATCAACATGAAGACTTGTAGGGCGCATTTAGAAGCCACTATTGATAAGGTTAAACCCAAGTTGGTACTGCCGTGTGGGAACCTTGCAATGAAGATGCTTGTAAAAAAGAGTGGCATCACCAATAAGAGGGGTAGCTCTTATGAGTACGAAACTCCTAATGGGACTTCATGTATGGTGGTTCCAGTTTTCCATCCCTATAGCGTTATTAAGGAGCCTCGTCATAGGTATTTATTTGAAACAGATATTAAGAATGCGTATGACAAGTACGTTTTAGGAAAAACTTCCACTAAATCCTTTTCTTTTAAAGTTCTTACTGAAATTGAGGATGTCCGAAACTTGGCTACCTCCCTTAAGGACACGGGTAAGACCCTCGCTGTGGACTTAGAAACAACGGGTCTTAATTTCCTTAAAGATAAGATACAAACAATAGGCATATCTTCAGAGGATGGTAATTGGGTCATTCCACTTAATCATAAAGATAGCCCGTTTTTGGATACTGAGGAGGTTTGGGACCACTTAAGAAGTATACTAGGCAATCCTAATAACAAGAAGGTATTCCATAACGCTAAGTTTGATTTGAAATTTCTTATTAATAACAATGTAGAAACGATTAACGTGTGGGACACTAAGATTATACAGCATCTCTTGGATGAGAATGTTCCCAAGAGTCTTATGGACTTAGTAAAGATGTATTTTCCAACGGAGCTTGAGAACTTGTAATGCTTACGATTAAGAATCCAAAAACGTATGATTGGGCTAATATGCCTTTATCTGATTGCTGTGAAGGCAATGCCATGGACTCTCACTTTACTCTTCGATTGTTTGATCTTCTGATGGAGAAGATAGGGGAGGACATGCCATCCGTTATTCCTTTGTTGGAAAACGTCCTAAGCCCTGCTAACGAAGTATTCTCAGTTATGGAGTATGATGGACTAGATGTGTCACCTGAGCGTTTGAAGACGGTAGGACACACGCTTCGTTTACAAAATGCTAACCAGATGGACGACCTTTACTTCTTCGATGAGGTCGTTAACGCAGATAACCTTGCAAGCACTAATGATCTTAGAGAGATACTGTATACACGGGAGGGAGGCTTTGAGTTTTATCCTCCTGACAGGACAGCGACAGGAACACCCTCTGTTTCTGCCCCCACTCTAAAACTTATTTTGGAAGATGTCTCTGAGGAATTGGCTAAAAGATGAGTAAATGGAAACATAGGGAAGAGGGCAAGCGTGTATGCAAGTCCGTAATTGCAGGAAAAACCACAGATCAGTTACAAACTGCTAAAAAATTCCTGTCTGGCCTTTTGGATCTAAGGAAATCGGAGAAGCTGTACAGGACTTATATTCAAGGTACGAAGAAAGCCATGGAGTATAACGAAAGTAATAAAACTTATTCCGATTTTAGGTTAGATGGTACAACTACAGGACGCTTATCTTGTGCTGCGTACAATGCAAAGAAGAGTATGGGCGTTTCTTTTCATACGCTTCCTCGTGATGAAAAGACTAATGTTAGGAGCCTGTTTGTTGCCCCGAAGGGTCACGCATTTCTCACGGTAGACTATGCGGCTATGGAGTTGCGTGTACTATCCCATATTGCGAAGGAGGGCAACATGCAATTCGCCTTCCAAAATGGCAAGGACCTCCACACCTATACTGCCCAGCTACTCTTTGCTAAGGAAGATATAAGTAAGCATGAGAGGCAGATAGCTAAGTCGGTGTCCTTCCTCATTGTTTATGGTGGAGGTGCTTTTAACTTAGCAGAGACTATGGGGATATCCCTAAAGAGAGCAGATAAGATAATAAAGAGTTATGAGTCTGTCTATCCAGGCATTTTTAAGTTTATGGACTTTATTAATAACTTTATCAAAGAGAATGGGTATGCCTATACTATCTTTGGAAGACGCAGACATCTTCCTGATGTACATAGTAGAAACTTTGGTGTCGTTAATAGAGCTTTAAGGCAGGGGCTAAACTTTACTATCCAAAGTTCTGCATCAGATATTCTCTTGTGCAGCCTAATAGGCATTAGAACCACTTTTAAGGACGAGGGATTATCAGCTAGAGTAGTGGCTACAGTTCATGATAGTATTGAGATAGTGTGTCCTCATGAGGAGGTTGAGCAGGTATGTAAGATTGTTCATAATGAGATGGTAAACTATCCCTATATTAAGGATAAGTTTAATATCCATTTCGATGTCCCTCTTGCTGTTGATATAGAAGTTGGAGACTCTTTTGGTGACGGCGTTTCGGTTGATTTCAAGGAGGGAGTACCTCTAAATGTTAATAAGATAGTAGAGGATTTGAAATGTCAACACTAATTTTAACAGACTTACACTACACAGAGAAACCCCCCGCTATGTTGGGGCATCAGGTTAGGAGTGTTTGCAAGATTATTAATGAGGTACGCCCAACCAGCATTATTTTTATGGGTGACCTTATAATGCACAGGAAACCAAGCCCCACTGTACTTCTGGCTTTAAAGAGAACCTTAAGAGCAGCATCCTTGCATACTGAGGATATTACTATACTAAGAGGGAATCATGATAGTGAGACTAAGGCTGACGATGGAGTAACTGCCCTTTCCCTGTTTGATTCCTATGCTAATATCATAACTCTCTTTAAGATAGACCATGCAACCAAGCGTATTTATATTCCTCATTATGAGAATGAATCTAAGATTCTTGAATACTTAGGGAAAGCCGCAGAGTATCCTGAGTACACTGTGTTTGGACATTTCGGGTATAGGGGATGCATGAACTCTGTTGGGGATTTAGATTTCTCTTTAAAGCTGAGTACATTTAAAAATAAGACATGGTTAGGTCACATTCATACTTCCGTAAAGGAAGGTCTTGTTACTATCTTGGGAACTCCCTACACTACCAATTTTGGAGAATGTGATAAGGAATCCTATTATGGTCTGATTGATGATGACGGATCAGAGACTCTTCAAGTTGTAGGTCATGGTCCTCGTCACTTGCGCTATAATATAGATGAGCTGGATGATGACCTTATTTCTTATATTAATGATACTAATTACAACACCTACTTGAGGCTATTTGTTGATCGTCTAACTAACGAAAGCCTAGAGGCTATTACTGGGGGCATCGTAAAGAAGCTTGAAGTAGAGTCCGTAGACATAAAGTATAAACCTGTATCCTTGGATGATGATCAAAGCAACTATAGACCAGAGCGGGGTTTGTTTTCTATAAATGATGTGATTCTTGAGGATTACATAGATAACAGCAACACCACCTTGAGTAGGGAAGATTTAATAGAGGGCTTAAAGCTATTAAAAGATGAAAATTAAGAAAATCAAAATAAAGAATTTCTATTCTTTTAAGGATGTAAGTCTGAATCTGGGGAAGTATACAGGCTTGACCCTTATTAAGGGTCTTAACAAGGACGCAGAAGGTTCCAATGGTTCTGGGAAGAGTGCCTTGGTAGAGGCTGTGTACTTTGGTATAACAGGGAGAACCATTAGGAAAAGCACGGAAGCTGCTTTAATTTATAACAAGGCCAAGAAGGGATGCTCCGTAGAGCTTACTCTTGATAACGACATTGTTATAAAGAGATCTAAGAAACCTACTAAGCTTGAGCTTTTCATAAAAAAAGAAAATGTCACCGAAGCATCCATGGCCTTAACTCAAGCTAAGATTGACAAGTTACTGAACACTAATGCAAAAGTACTTATGGCATCAATGTTCTTTGGACAATCTAATGATTTAAACTTCCTAGATGCAACTGCCGAGGACAAGAGAGTTATCATCAGAAACTTTCTAAACCTAGATGATATTTTCTCCATGAGGGACAGGATAAAAAGCCACAAGTCCACCTTTTACCAGACTGCTAAAGTAAACTTCCATATAGTGACAGAACACGCTGCTACTATTAAATCTTTAGAAGACAAGCTAAAAGATATGGATCACGATTTTATTTTTAAATCAGATGCGTGGGACGAGCAAGACATTCTATTAGAAGATATTTTAGATGCAGAGCAGCAGGTCCGCACACATGCTCGTTTATTAGACAACCTTAAGTATGATTTAAATAAGGTTACTGCTGAGATTAGAAGGCTTAGGGGCAAGATAGAGGACGTTACGGAGGTTTGCCACTCCTGTGAGCAGCCTCTACCTAAGTCCTCTATTGCAAAGCAGCGGGAGAATCTGTTTGAGGAACTTGAGAATTTAGAGATTTCTGAGACAAGGATTAATGATTCAATAGGGGAGTTAAACCTGAATGAGCCTATTCCTCCATCTGTTACATCTGAGGAATACACACAATATTCTAAATGGCAACAGCAGCAAAGTAAGAGAAATACTTATGAATCCCTTATTAAGGAAACCAATGTTAAGATAGGTGATGCCGATATTACTAGGCAGAGTAATGAGAAGATGTACGAGGTTATGCGCTTTTGGGAAAGAGCTTTCTCAGAGCAGGGTGTAATAAAGTATATTATTAGCAATATTCTAGAGTATTTTAATAAACAGTGTAATTATTACTTAGGATATTTAACTAATTCTAAGTTTTTTGTAGAATTTGACCAAGAATTGAATGAAAAAATAGTCAGTGTAGACTCCCTGATACCGTATATATCCTTGTCAGGTGGAGAAAAAAGGAAGGTTAACTTATCGGTATTATTAGCTCTTAAAGATTTACTTATACTAACAGATAAGAATCAGTCTGATCTTTTATTCTTTGATGAAATTGCTGAAAATCTTGACGAGCAGGGTATAATAGGTCTCTATCAATTACTGATTGAGTTGAAGAAATCTAAAAACATATTCGTTATAACTCACAATAAGTACCTAAAAACACTCTTGGATTCTTCTAAGAGAATTTTAGTTATTAAAGAAAATGGTATAAGCACTATAAAGGGGATATCTCGTGGCAATCGTAAAACTGGGTGAGCTGGGACAAGAAATATTTGAGACGAGGTATGCCTATCCAGGAGAGAAGACATGGGCTGAGAGGGCTAAGGCCATAGCCAGAACTATCGCAAGTGCTGAGAAGGATGCTGATAAAGAGAAAATAGAAAAGAAGTTTTATGAAGCTATCTCCTCTGGCGATCTAATTCCAGGAGGTAGAATCATTTACGGTTCTGGGAGAAATAAAGGATCCCATAACCTGCTTAATTGCTTTGTCATTATACCTGAAGATTCGGTGGATTCCATAGGCAAGACAATACAGGACATGTACAAGATTTCTTGTGCTGGGGGTGGAGTGGGGTTTAATGTATCTAAGCTTCGTCCAAGAGGGGATGACATTGGAAGTGTAGCAAATTCCGCACCTGGGGCTGTATCAGTTCTTAAAATGATTAATGAGGTTGGGGAGCATGTAAGGGCGGGGAAGAATAGAAGAACAGCCCTTATGGGTATTCTCAATATTACGCATCCCGACCTCCTTGAGTTCTTATCTGTTAAACTAGATCAGGGGCAGCTAAATAACTTTAACATCTCCGTAGCAGTTACAAATAGATTCTTAGAGGCAGTTGAGCTTGGAGAAGACTGGTTCTTCTCGTTTAACAATAAAGAATATCACATGTTTGATCTCCTTAGGCGTAAGAGGGGGGATGATAATGACTCAGAAATAGTTCGGGTTGTTGGCCTTGATGAAAAGGATGCCAAAGCCAGAGCGGAAAATTTCCATAAAGAGGATTGGAAGGATACCTTTGAAATTATTGGGCAGAATGATATTAAGGCAAAGGAGTTATGGGATCTTATTTGGAAGAATTCCGTGGAGTCTGGTGATCCTGGTATTTATAATATTGATCTCGCTAATAAGTATACCAATGTATCTTACTTTGAGACACTAGATGCAACAAACCCTTGTGGAGAAATCTCTCTGCCTTCTTATGGTAATTGTTGTTTGGGTAACATTAACCTGTCCAACATGTACGACGAGGAAACTCACACCGTAGATTGGAAGAGACTGGCTCGATCCGTCAGGACTGGGGTTAGGTTTCTTGACAACGTATTAACCATTAATTCATTCCCGACTGATGATTGTAAGCTGGTTGGACAACGCTCAAGGCGTATAGGTTTGGGGGTCTTAGGACTCCACTACCTGCTGATTAAGCTTGGCTTGAAGTACGGGAGCGAGAAGTGCTTGGAGTTTCTTGAGAGGTTGTTCTCAACCATTAGGGATGAAGCATATAAGCAGTCTATCTACTTGGCCCGAGACAAGTCCCCATTCCCAGAGTTTGAGTACCATAAATACCTCTCAGAGGAGTATGCAAGAACCCTTCCTGCTCGTATCAGGATGCTTATCAAGCGATATGGTATCCGCAATGCAGTTATGCTTACAATCCCGCCAACAGGTACTATTTCCATGCTTATGGGTGTGTCTAGTGGTATTGAGCCCATCTTCTCTGCTATGTATCATCGACGATGGAGGCATAATAATACATGGAAGCGGAAGTTAGTCGTAGACCCACTGTTCGCTGAGTATTGGAATGCTAATAAGGATCTATCTAATTTTGTTGGAGCGTATGACGTTTCCCCAGAAGATCATATTAAGGTACAAGCAACAATCCAAAGATACATTGATAGCTGTATTAGTAAGACAATAAATTTACCCAGCACGGCTGTTCCTAAGGACGTATCACAATGTGCCTTAGACTACGCTCCATACCTAAAGGGTTTGACCGTATATCGAGCAGGATCTAAGGGGAATGAGCCTTTGGAGGCTATTTCTCTAACAAAGGGTAATATAACTAAATATATGGGGGAGTTTAACTATGAACAAGAGAGTACACCAAGCGACTCCTGCTCCCTTCAAGGGGGAGAGTGTGGGTAAGTTAAAGGGTTGGGAGGAGTAATATGCCAATATATGAATGGGAGTGTGAGGACTGCAAGGTCTACTGGGAAGATATGTATGACAGCTATGATGATGCTCCTAGGAAGAGGAAGTGTCCCAAATGTAAGAAACCTAGAGAGAGACTTGTAAGTTCTTTTGGTGCTAAGTTTAAGGGTAGTGGTTTTTATTGCAATGATTATGGTGTTAATAACTACCGCCACTCTAGTCAGTTGGATTCTATTAAGGAGTTTGAGCGTGGGGCTAAAGAAGCTTCCGCTAAACGGATGGACTCTGGATGGCAGAACTACTCTAGGTATACTCCGAATATAGAGCAGATGAAGAAGGACGGAAGAATAAAAAGAAGAAAGACTGATAAGGAGATACAGGAAACACTAAAAACAGCTAAGAAATTGACGGATTCTGCTTATACTAAAGCAGACATCGACCCAATCGAAAACATAAAAAAGAAACCTCAGTAAAGGATACTCATGTATCAATTTAACGAAAATCTACAGAGAGGGATCTTGTACCTCCTTAAAAATGACAAGGATTTCCATTTACAAATTGTTAACTTGGTAAAACCTGATTACTTTGAATTTCCAATCCACTCAAAGATATTTTCTATTGTAAGAGATTACTATGGTAAGTATCATAAATTACCTACTGATGATATTCTCATGGAACAAGCTCGTCAGTCTCGGAGTAATAAAGAACAAGTATCAGACTTCGTGGATGAGGTAGAGTATATTAATAAGCTCGATGCATCTGCTATTGAAAATCAGGAGTACTTCCTAGATCTGATAGAAGATTTTGCAAAGAAGGAAGCTATGAAGGACGCTATTAGGGAAGGCGTTCTATTACTTAAAGATGATAGGATAGAAGAGATTGAGACTCTAGTTAAGAAGGCTCTAACGGTGGGAAGAGCGGTAGACTTGGGACAAGATTACTTCACCGATTTCTCTGAGCGTTGGGACAGAGTGTTCAACCCTAAAAGTTCCGATAAATATAAGACTGTTCTTCCTACCTTGGATAAATCCTTAGAGGGAGGTCTTAGTTCTAAGGAGCTTGCTATGGTTATTGCACCTCCTGGAGTTGGAAAGTCCCTGTTCCTTGTGAATCAGAGTGTAAAGTCTCTTATGGAGGGTCGAAAGGTTCTTTACCTGTCTCTTGAGATGTCAGAGGATAAGATTGCACAGAGGTTTGATTCGGTTATGTCCCTTATTCCTCAATTTTCTTTGAAGCAACCAGCAACCCAATTAAAGGTTCAGGAGCGTCTGGATTTATTCCAAGAGACATTTGAGAATAGCAAGCTTATGATTAAGGAGTTCCCATGTAATACTATTACGGTTAACAGTATTAGATCCCTGCTAGTACAGTTAAGTAACCATGATGATTTTGTTCCTGATGTTATTGTGATAGACTACCTTGAGCTGTTAAATCCCGTGCGTGAGAATATGCATGAGTATCAAGCACAACAAAGAGTATCAGAAGACTTAAGAGGTCTTGCTATGGAAACAAACAGTCTCTTGTGGACAGCAACACAAACTAACAGGCAGGGAAGATCTGTTAAACTAATTACTGATTCGGAGTTGGGTGATTCTTATGGTAAGATAAGAACTTGTGATTTTGCTATATCACTCAATCAGACGGAGGAAGAATTTGATTCTGGAAAAATGAGAGCCTATGTGGTGAAGTCTAGAAACGGTCGTCCTCGGTTCACGGTGGGGATGGGTGTGGACTACGGAACACTCAGGATGGAGGAACAGGATGGTGATGAAGAAGTGTAAGTTTTTAAATAAGATAAATGGAACTAGTTTTGATGCTGGGTATCGGACCTTTAAAATAATTGTAAAGGATAATCTATCTTCTGAGCAGGTCCCCTGTTGGGGTACAACTGATTTTGATTCATGTATTATCCACCTAGACTCTTCGGCCTCCGAATCCACAGCTAAGGAATCGTTGGTCCACGAAATTACTCATGTTTTATTGGAATTTGTGGGATTTGGTGGCTATGATAGTAAAGACACAGGACCACAAGACGGATTTATTAGAGATACTAATAATGAACTTCTGACAACGAGCGTCTCCAGAGCATTCTTACTTGCTCTGAGACTTAACCCAGAATTATTTAGAATTTTAATAGGAGAATAAAAATGACTCAGGCCGAAGCCTTATTGGGGGCATACAGAGATTTAACATGGGAAGATTATATTGAAATCTCAGATAGCATTGTAAAGTTTGATAAGAATAACATTAATGGGGAGTTGGAGAGACAAGCTTCTATCTATTCCTACTATGTGGGTCTCCTAGGGACTGCTAAGAATGACATGGATAAAGCAGGTTTGAAGTTAGTTCAATTTATGGCTGAGACTCGCAAAGAGCAGAAGGAAAATGCCTCTGGAAAGTACACCGCTAAGGATTTGGATGATTATGTTATGGCACATCCTGATTACTTCCTCTTGGTTGAAACCGCTAATGACGCACAATTTAAGTACAGTCTAATTAAGGGACTTGTTCAGTCTCTTGATCAGAAAAAAGATATGTTGGTTCAGTTATCAGCCAATTCAAGAGCTGAAACTAATTTGTATAAATAAACTAAAAAACTCGCTATACTGTACTATTATAAGGTACTATAACTTTTAACTGGAGATACTAAAATGGCTATTGATTTGGAAGCACTTGCGGCAAAACACGCACAATTGAGCAATCCGACTGCGGGTAGTTCAACTGATTTTTTGAAGAACTTTTTTCAGGTTGTGGAGGGGACTAATATTATTCGTATCCTTCCAGGGAAGGATGAAGATACTCTTTTCTATGCGGAGACTAAGATTCATAGAGTCCCTGATGGAGAAGGGCGAATTCGTAACATGCACTGTCGTAAAGTTCATGGTGAGCAGTGTCCAATGTGTGACGCTTATTACGGTCTTTGGAAGACGGGTAATAAGGAAGATGAAGATATGGGCCGACAGGTTAAGCCTCGTTCTCGGTACTACATGAATGTTGTTGATCGTGAGTCGGGCGAGGTTAAAATCCTTTCGGTGGGGGTGATTCTTTTTAAGAAGATTATTGCTACTATGCTCGATGAAGACTTTGGTGATATTACTGATACATCTACGGGTCATGATTTCAAGATTGTTAAGATCATGGACGGTCAGTGGCCTAAGTATGATCAATCACAACCTCGACCGAAGGCAGAACCAGCTGGGAGTACAGCTGAGATTGCTTCTTATATGGACTCTTTGCACGACATTCATGCCTTGGTTAAGCTTGAGGAGTACGATACTGTCCGAGAAGCAGCTCACAACTTGCTCCCCTCCCTTGCACAGAATGCAGCAAGTAGAACATATACAGAGGCTACACAATCATCCGATACATCATCGGATGATAACTATTTGAAGAAGATTCAGTCTTAGGAGACATTTATGTTTTTTGCAAGTATTTGGGAAAATTTAGCACTCAGTGAAGCAGTGTGGGGTATTGTAGGCACGGGTCTTGTTTGGTGCCTAGGATTATTTTATAGTTGGTTACGAAAACAAGGAATTGAGAATGAGGCTATCGACGCTCTTCGGGATGGGATTGCCCAGACTGGTGACGAGTTTGTAGCTTTCCGTAA